TGATGCCATTCAGCATTTTCAAGAAAGGCATTATGATGGTGTTGAAAAAACATTTTTAAAATATCAAATTACTGAAAAGGATGTTGAGAGAGGTAAAGCAAGACCTCCAGGTGCATCTAGTACAACAACACAAACTGGAATTACATCAACCACAGTAAACACTACAGTTGGTGGTGATTCTACAAATTTTGCTTATTATGAGAACAGCAATTATATTCAGATTCCACCCCAAGTAATAGGTATTGAAAAGATATTTAAGTATGATGATGCTCAGGCAGCAAGTAGTTCCAATATGTTCAGTTTCAAGTATCAACT